CGGGGCCGTTTCGCGTTCGATCTTACCCTTACATGCGCGAATGGCTCGATGCGTTCCACCCCGCCAGCGGCGTTCGTTCCATGGCTTTGCTTTGCGGCGCCCAAGTGGCCAAGAGCACGGCCATCCAAGTCGGCATGGCTTACCGCCTGTGCCGCGCACCAGCGCCGGCCCTCTGGGTGCTCGACACGCAGACCAACGCCCAGAGCTTCAGTGAGTCCCGCTGGCAAGTGATGATCGACGACAACGAAGTGCTCCGCGCCGAGATGCCCAGCAACAAAGACAAATTCAAAAACCTCGACCAGGCATTCCGTCGAATGCACCTCTGGTTCGTCGGATCAAACAGCCCGGGCAACCTCGCCGGCCGCAGCATCTCGCTTCTCTGCCTCGACGAGGTGGACAAATACAAAACCAAGACCAAGCAAGAAGCCGCCGCCGTCCAGCTCGCCGTGCAACGCACCGCGTCCTTCCCTATGGCGCTCATCGTGCAAACCAGCACGCCCACCACGCAGGAAGGTTCGATCTGGAAAGCCTGGCTCGAAGGCGACCAACGCCGCTACTGGGTGCCGTGTCCGCATTGCGGCGAGATGACCCTGCTCAACTGGCCCATGATGAAATGGGACGACGACGCCAAGATCGACGACAACCGATGGGATCTAAAGCGCGTCCGCGAAACCGCCCGCCTCGAGTGCCCACATTGCAACGGCCACATCACCGACGCCAGCAAAACCAAAATGCTCCGCGAAGGCGAATGGCGCGCGGAAAACCTTGGCGCTCTCCCCGGCCATCGCAGCTACCACTTGTCCGCGCTCTACTCCGTGCGCCGCAGCTTCGGCGCCCTGGCCGTCAAATTCCTCCAAGACAAACAATCCCTCATGGGCTTGCAAGATTTCGTCAACAGCATCCTCGCCGAGCCGTGGGAGGAGGCCATGACCACCGAGAGCCGGCCGCTCACCGTCGGCGAATACGCCCTGCGCTCGCCAGTTGAGGAAGGCACGGCCCGCATCATGGCGGTCGACGTGCAGCAAGACTGCTTCTATTTCGTCTGCCGCTCGTTCGCCAAAGACGGCAGCAGCAAACTCATCGACGAAGGCCGTCTGACCACCTGGGCCGACCTCGAGTTCAAAGTCACCGAGCTCGGACTCGACACCCAGCGCAACATCGGCGGAATGATGGCCAAGTTAGTCGTGGTCGACAGCGGATTCCGCACCGACGAAGTCTTGGACGTTTGTATCCGCAACCGATACATCCCGGCCAAAGGTGAAGACCGACTTGAGGGCTACGGCGTCAAATTCGGCAAATCCCTCCGCAAAGCCATCTCCGTCATCAAACCCTACCGGCGCGGATGGTTTCTCATGCTCTTCAGTTCGCCCGCCGCGCAGGACGTTCTCGAGTGGCTCCGCGGCGGCCAAGGCCCAGCCTGGACCGTAGCCGCTGATGCCTCCGAAGAATACAAAGCGCACCTCGACGCCCACCGCAAAATCATGCGCCGATCACCCCTGACCGGCCGTGAGACCTATCTCTGGAAGCAGATTGGGCGCCGGCCGAACCACATGCTCGACGCCGAGCTGATGATTTTGGCCTTGGCCGAATACGGCAACATCATCAAGCCCGCCGCGGCCACGCCCGCCGATTGACATCCGATCGCGTGAGCAATGTCGCCACGCTCCTTTGTTTTTAGTGTTTGGGTTGCCAACAACAAAGACGCGCTGAAAACAGTCGCGGCGCTTGAGACGATCGCCGCCAACAACTTTACCGTGGCGAAAGAGGGCGGCCGCGTGTTGGTCAGCGCCTCGATGGGTGGCAAGTCCTACAGCTACAGCCTCCCGCCCGACCAGACCGCCGGCACCGTCGCCGAGCTCGCCTTCTACGCCTGGAACCAGATCCGCAATCTGTCCAGCGCCGACCTCGAACTCTGGCTGACACGCAAGACCTCCAAGACCGCCATCGCGGCCTTCAACTACCCGCTGCACTGATGAAACTCGCCGACCGCTGGAAACTTGTGACCAAAGCCTTCAGCCCGAAGGCGCAAAGCTACGATGCCGCGCGGCCTTCGATTCAGCGTCGATTCCCTTACAACGCCACAGCGACCGATTCGCACATTGATGTCAGCGGAGCCGACCGCGAGCGGCTGATGAAGTTGAGCCGCTGGGTGTATAACAATATGCCATTTGTCCGTGGGCTGATTTGCGAAAAGGCCAGATACGCCACAGGCACGGGCATCCGCCCGCAGGCCCGAAGCGGCGACGAAGCATGGGACAACGCCGCCGAAACTTTCTTTGAACAATGGAGCCGCGTGGCCGACATCCAAGGCCGATACACTTGGCGCGAGATGCAGCGCATTGCCTCGGTTGCCATCGACCGCGACGGCGAGGTTTTCTTCCGCGCCACGGCACAAAGCACTGGGTATCCCGCGTTGCAACTCATCCTTGCCCACCGCATCGGCGATGCCCGCTCTTCGATCTACGAGCCGAGCAACCCGACCGCCCGCGAAGGCGCGCAGAACATCATCGACGGCGTGGTGGTCAATCCGCAGCTACGCCCGATCTTCTACCGCCATCTGGTCGGCGATGGCGTTGACCCCGCGCAGCGTTTTGAGGACATCCCCGCGCAGCAACTCATCCACGTTGGCGAGGCCAGCCAAGGCGACGAGCTCCGCTACGTCACGCCTCTCGCCCCGTCCATCAACCACCTCCGCGATGTGTCGGACGCCATCTCGTTTGAAAAAATGGCGCTCAAAATTTCCTCCTATATCGCTCTCGCCATCAAGTCGAGCAACCCGCAGGGGGCCGATTTCTTTGGCGAGGCGACCCACTCCGTCAACAGCCAAGACAACAGCGAAGTCACCGTCGAAAGCCTCGGCAACGCAGGCGGCGCCATCCCGCGCCTCGGCATGGGCGAGGACTTGATCTCGTGGACATCGAACCGCCCCACACAAAACTTCCGCGACTTCTGCGATCTTCTCCTCCGCGAAGTCTGCCTCAACATCGGCGTGCCGTGGGAATTTGCCGCACGTCCTGCCGATGCGGGTGGCGCGGCCCTGCGCGCCGTGCTCGTCCGAGCGCAACGCACCTTTGAGCAACGCCAAGCCCTGCTGATCGACCGCCTCTGCTCCCGCGTTTGGGCCCACGTTATCAGCTTGGGTATGCAGCGCGGCCTCCTTCCGCAGAACGAAAATTGGTGGCGCGTCGAATGGCAGCGCCCGGCGGCTGCATCCGTGGACTACGGACGCGAAGCGCAAGCCAATCTCAACGATGTCCGCGCGGGCCTTCGCACCTACGCCGAAGACTACAGCGAGCGCGGCCTTGAGTGGAAAGACCAGCTTCGCCAGCGCGCCGTCGAGGCCAAGTATCTCGCCGACTTGTCCGCCGAGTTTGGCATCAGCGCCGACAGCATCGCCACCTTCAATCCCAACCCTGCACCGCCGACAAACAACGGCGAGGCATTGACACCGCAGCAAGCGCAATGAACGCGCGCCACTGGTATGCAATTCAACAGACCGCAGACGGCGAAGCCGAAGTGTCCATTTATGATGAGATCGGTTTTGGTGGCGTCACCGCAAAATCCTTTCTTGCCGAACTCAAAAAACTTTCCGGCCAGCGTGTTCACCTCCGCATCAATTCTGTCGGCGGATCAGTTGTCGAAGGAGCCGCAATCTACAACGCGCTACGTCGGCACAAAGGCGGCTTAGTCGTTCACATTGATGCACTTGCAGCCTCGATGGCCTCGGTCATCGCTATGGCTGGCGACGAGACACTGATTGCCGACAACGCGCTCGTCATGATCCACAACCCGTGGGGCATGACGATGGGCGATGCCGACGAACTCCGCAAAGAAGCCGACATCCTCGACAAGCTCAAGGCCACGCTGGTCAACGCTTACGTCCGCAAGACCGGGATGGAAGCCGAGCAAGTCGCGCAAATGATGGATGACGAAACGTGGCTCGATGCCACCGAAGCCGTGGCCCTCGGTTTTGCCGACGCCATCGAAGACGGCATCGAAGCCGCCGCCTCCATCACCCCCGAAGCCGCCCGCGCGCGCTTTGACACTTTCCAAAACTCTATGGCCCGCAAAACGACCAAAACCATCAAAGCCGAAGAAGCTGCTCCCGCCGAAGTTGTCGCGGAGCCCATTGTCGAAGCCCCCGTCGCAGACGAGGCGGTTGACACTTCCTCGGAAGATAACATGAACGCCGAACTTCAAGCGAAGGTTGACGCCCTCCAGGCCGACCTCGCCGCCAAAGTCGAAGCCGAAACCGTCCGCGCGCAAGCCGACGAAGTGACGGCCAAGGAACTTGAAACCCTCAAAGCCGAAGTCGAGCGCCTGACCGCCGAGTCGGCCAGCAAGGACGAGGAGATCACCGCGCTGCTCGCGGCCTCTAAAAGTGCTGGCGAACAGGCTGCTGCAATTGTCGCTTCTGTTGGCCTTGAGCCCGTGGCTGTCATGCAGGCCGAGCCCGAACTGACGCCCGCGCAAATCTTCAACAATCTTTCTGGCGCCGAAGCCGTCGAATACTACCGCAACAACAAGCGGGAGATCATGGCCTCCGTCTACTAATCTTATGGCAACCATCAACTCAGCCCTAAACGACAAGCTCATCGCGCAAGCCGCGCTTGAGTCTTTCACCGCTGACCTCGAGCCGCTCTCGATCTTCACGACCTCGTATTCCAACGAAGTTGTGCGTCGTGGCGCGTCCGTCGAGGTTCCGCTCATCGCCAACCTCACCGCGACCACCTTCGCTGACTCATACGAGGCAGACGGCGGCACGATGAACAAGGTCACGATCAACGTGGACACCCACCGCATCGTCACCGTTTCGCTGTCCGACACCGAGTATTCCAAATCCTCGGCTGCGGAGATCACGAAGTTCGCCACCCAGCAGGGCAAAGCCCTCGCGCAGTCGGTGCTGACTTCCTTCTACAATTTGTTTGTCACCACGGCTGGCAGCGCCGCGCAGTTCAGCGCCACGCTCACCAACCTCTCGGCCTTCACGATCACCAACGCCCGCGCCCTCCGCAAAGCGTTGAGCGACGAGAAAGCCCCGTTGACCGACCGCGCCCTCATCCTCAACACCACCCTCTACGACAGCCTCCTGTCCCAGAGCGGCCTGTTGGATGCCAGCGCCTTCGGTTCCCGTGACGTGATCTCGGAAGGCCGCGTGCCACGCATCTTGGGCATGAACGCTTACGAGTCGCTCATCTTGCCGACCAACAGCATCAGCCTGGCTGCTATGGCCGTTCACCCGAACGCCGCCGCCATTGCCGTCCGCGCCCTTGAGCCGCAGGCGCCCAGCGAGTATCTCGCCGCGACCGTGGTCAACGATCCGCAGAGCGGCCTGACGCTCGGCTATCGCCGCCACTACAATCCGTCCAGTGGCAAGCACTACGTCTCGTTCGAGTGCGTCTTCGGATGCAGCCGCGCGATCACGGGCGCAGCGAAGCTCGCTCTCGGAGCCTAAGCCTCCATCTCATACGCAAAACGGAGCCCCCGGCCAACGCCGGGGGTTTCTGTTTGTTGACAAACCATCTCTCGCCGAGATGGAGAAAATCAGCCCGCGCGAGCAGATCGCGCTTTGCGTCATTGTCGGCAACGAACCCAAGCGGCTTGACCGTTGCTTGACTCAATTTGCCCAAGCCGTCAGCGAGATGGTCGTAGTCCACGCCACCGGGGCCGAAGCCAAGAGCATCAAGATTGCCGAAGTGTGCCAGAAGCACGGGGCCAAATATGATGTCTATGCCAACGCCCCCGGCAACGAATGGCCGCACGTCGATGATTTCGGGGCCGCGCGGCAGCAATCCTTCGACCTCGCCACAAAGCCCTGGGCGCTGTGGGTGGACGCGGACGATACGCCAGGGCCAAACTTCGCACCCGCCCTGCACGAACTCCTTGAAAAGCACGGCGAGAACTTCGACGCCTTCGCCCTGTTCCACAATGTCGCCGGGCGCGGCATCGCCCACAATATCCGCGAGCGCCTCGTCCGCCGCGACAAAGGCAAGTGGGTCAACCGCATCCACGAGAATTTCCAACTCGGCGCCGACGCCCGCATTGCCAAGTGCGACGAGCCGACCGTGATCCATTTGCCCGACGATGAGCCCAAGCAGGGCAGCAACCGCAACCTGACGATTCTCGAAAGCATCCCCGAAGCCGAGCGCACCGTTTCCGAGATTTACCATCTGCATGGCGAATACATGGGGCAGGGGCGCAAGGCCGAAGCGATGGAGTTAGCCAAGAAGGCGCTGGCCCATCCCGACCTTAAAAGCACCGAACGCTACGAGCTTTGCCTCAACATCTGCGAACTCGCCCGCCCCGAAATCCTGCAAACCGACTCGCCCGAATACAAAGCCATGATGACGGCGCTCCATAGCGCCTACAAAACGCAGCCCAACCGCCGCGAAGCCTTGGCCCTGCTCGGCGCCATGCACCTCGACCTCGGCGACATGGTGAGCGCCGAAGCCTATATCCGCGCCATGATGGCCCTTCCGCGCCCGGTGGATAAACCGTGGACGCACCGCGACGGCCTCTACGGCTGGGCAGGGGAAGCCTTGTGGACGCAATGGCTTCGCATGGCCGGGCAGCAAGACAAGGCCGACGAGATCGAGAGCGCCCGCATCAAAGGCCACAAATACAGCATCAGCGTTTGCCACCCGACACGCGCCCGCGCCCATCAAGCGGCCATGACGCGCAAACGCTGGCTCGATGCCGCCGCCAACCCGGAGCGCATCGAATACATCTTTGGCTTCAGCGCCGATGACGAGGAATCGGTCGGCCTGCTCTCGCGCTTCCGCCACGCGCTTTCACCCGCTGGCAACCTTGAGCGCCCCGGCGGCACCGCCGTCCAGAACTACAACGCCGCCACCAACGCGGCCACGGGGCAGATTATCATTACTGCACAGGATGACGTTTTCCCGATGCTCCACTGGGATTTGGCGATTGAGGAAGCCCTGCGCGCCAAGGTGGACGCACGCCAGCCCGCCGTCCTGCAAATCAAAGACGGCTACCGCAACGACGATCTCATGGTCACGTTTTGCCTCACGCGCCCCACGTTCAAGCGACTCGGCTACGGCGCGCAGAACATCTTGGCCCCGGACTATCCCGGCATTTTCAGCGACACCGAGTTTTCCCTGCGCGCAGGCAAAAGCGGGCTCCTCGTGCCGTCCGAGATCGTCTTCAAGCACGAGCATCCCTTTTGGAATCCTGCCGTGCCGTCCGACGATACCTACGCGATGGAGAACTCGGACGAAGCCTACAAGCTCGGCGAGAAAATCTTCCGCCGCCGCAATCCCGACCTTGCGCCCAAGCCCGCTGACACCGCCCCCAGCGCATGAGTCAGTTCGCCCAGGCTTACACCGCCGCCAGCACCGAGGCCGTCGGCACGATACGCGACCAGATTGAGTATAGGGAGCGTTGCTATCTGGCCGTAGTGGGCGAGGAGACCTACGGCAACCAACTCGGCGAAGGCGGCTTTGAAGCGGCGAGGGGACTCACCGCCACCGTGCTTAAAGCAGGCGCACCAACCTTTCGCCTCGGCGGCATCGTCAAATTCCAAGACCGCCGTTACCGCATTACCGGCATCGACACCGACACCGCCACCATCGACCTGACCCTGCAAAGCCCTGACAGCAAATGAGCGCCCTTGCTTACAGCCTAGAAGAATGCCTCGAGCGCGCCGTGGATACGGTCTTGAGCGCCGACGCCAACCTTGCCGGCTGCCGCATCACTTCCGCCGACGAATCCGACGAGGACAGCCTGCCCATGATCGCCATTCGGGCCGAGAAGCTCGATGAGCTTGTGCTTGGGATGCAAACGTGGAACACCCGCGTCAGCATTACCCTGACCACAGCCGCCGACGAAACGCCGGACGAAGAGCGCAACGAACGCCGCCTGCCCGACAGCGCCGACGATGACGAAGGCGCGGCCGGCTTCAAAGAGCTTTGGCACGACCTCTGGGCCAACGTGGACGGCCCGAACTTTCTGACCAACCTCAACGCCACCGACCTGGTGAAAGTCTGGGGAATCGAGTTCGACCCTGTATCCTATGAAAACGAAACCCGCAGCTTCCGCCGCACCCTCAACCTCCGAGCCTGGTGCAACGAAGCCTACCCGACTCCCGCCCCTTGAGCCCGTTGACGGCGTGATCCGCCTGCCGAATTGGCCCGATTGCCTGGCCGACAAAGCCGTTGCCGCGTCCATCGAAGGCGCTGCGTTTGAGGGCTACGAGCAAGAGCAAGGCCGACGCACCGGGATCTATCGAAGGTAGGGCGCGGCGTCCCCGACGCGCCGCTAAGTTGACACCGCGCCATGTTCATCATGGCAGCGACAATCGTAGGACTCACGAACATCACTTTTGGCGGCTCGGCGGAAACCGTTGCCGTTTTCACCAGTTTCTCGCAGGTCTCGGATAGCGACAAAACCGTTGTCGTTGACGAGGACGGCGACCATGTGGCCGTTGCTTACCACGGCAAAAAGTCTGTCGCCTCCATGAGCGGCTTCCTGAAAGCCGCCACGCCGACCATCGGCGCGTCCATCACCCTGGCAAACGCCACATCGGGCCTCGGCGGCGTCACCGGCACCTTCTTCGTTGATTCGGTTGCCGTGTCCCGCGCCCCGAACGACTTCCAGCAAGTCACCATCGGCGCGAGCAACCACGGCTTCTAAGCCGCGCCATTAGGCGCACCTAGAGATCCAGATTATGCAAGCAGCCTACTACGCCACCACCGACACCAAAGTCGCCTCGTGCCTATGCACGGTCGGCGTCCAACTTCGCCAGCAAGACCCCATCAGCCGCGTGGTTCAGAAAGGCCGCGAGGTTGTCCACTACTGGTTCAGTTGCGACGGTGCGGCCGGCGTTCCCACCGGCAAGATCGTCGAGGCCATCCTCGAAAGCCAAGAAGCCTGCGAAGCCCTGCGCGACCAACTGCCCGACCTCCCTGGCGCCCGCGCCGCGCTCTACAACCGCGAGATCCTCCTCGATGTGATTTTCAAAAAGACCCGCCGCCTCGTCATGGTCAACCTCCCGCAAGGAGGCGTCATGCTGGCCGACGAAAAACTTTCCGCCGAAACCAAGCGCCAGGTGGCGCAGTTGGTCATGTAGCGGCTCTATGGCTAGAGCTAGACATTTGGGGCTGTTTGCCGTTCCAAAACTTTCCCGGCGCAAAAAGTATGTCTAGCGTAAGAGCACTCTACTCGCTGCCGCGCGATCTTGTTGTTGTAGACCTTGAAAAGACCAGTCTCCCTGAAGATTATATAAATAGCTATTTCACAAGTAATCAGCACACCTTTGCAGAGTTGGTTGAGTTTTTTTGGCGCGTAAAAAGTTGGGCTTTTACCGAAGGGACTTTCACGCGCGTATCGCAACAAGAAGACGAGCAACAGCTTGTTTGCAAATACAACTACGGCTTATACGGCCAGCAGTGGCCGTCCGGCGCCAACATCACATTGGCGATAACGGTGCCGTGGACTGCTGTCTGGAAGTTGGGGGATAGATACGCACCAACTTTTTTTCGAAGCGGCGTCGGCTCCATTATATGGCCGCGATTGGTAACCAAGACAGGTCGTCTTCAATACAGCTTCTTAACCTATTGGCAAGTCAATCCTTACAATCTCAACTTTCCTAATCCTGACAACTTTCAAGACTTCACGGTCAACATGACTCCCGCCGAATACTGGCCCTACGACCCCGAAGACGGCGGCGGGCCTATCTACGACACTGCCACCGGCGCCCAACTACGAGCGTTCCCCTCTTAAAGTCTCTCAAATCTCCAATTTGAAATTTCAAATGCCGCCTGCGGCATGGCCCCTTTGACACCCCCGCGCGGTCGATATGGATATCGACCCGGAAAAAAGAACAGGGTTGCTGGAAGCCGCCGCGCTGTCTGGCAACGAAACTGTCAATGGCCTTAATCTAAGGCCCGTCACCTCGGCCACCTGGAGCCTGCTGGCCCGCCTCGGCAACAGCTTTGTCACGGGCCAGAAGGACGATGACTACGCCTGGAGCGTTTACTCGTTTGTCTATCTGCACAGCAAACCACTGGCCGACATCCGCCGCAAAGTTGCCACCCTAGACGATCTGCGCGGCGACATCTACGAATGGATGGACGCCCGCCCGGTGGAAGACGTGTTCAAATTCGTGCCCTACATCACCCGCCAGATCGAGCAAGTCGCGGCCACCATCACGGCCATCGCGCCATCGGGAGACGCAAGCCCAAAAGCCTGACGGCTCGCCCGGCGTGGCAGATTTGCCTCGCGGCGCGGGTCGCCAAATACGGCATCGGGATCGAGCAGGCCATGTGGGAACTCCCCCTGGCCGTGCTTAACCAGTTGCTTGTCTGGGACGATTTGCAACTCGGCATCAAGCCGCGCTGGCTCACCTCGGCCAATTCCGTCGAGCGCGACATCAACCAGCTTTTGGCTGATGCGCTGACAGCCGCCGGTTAAGTATGCCCGCCAAAGTCACGGCCGACCAGCGCGCCATGCAACGCTTTTCCCAAGCGGTGCAACAGCTCGGCAAAATGAGCGGCCGTCACTTCGAGGCCGTCATCCGTCACGAGCTCGGCTCCATACTCACCTCGGCCGTCCGCAACACTAAGAAGGCCACAGTCAAAAGCATCCGCGAAAACGCAAGCAAGCGCCCGGGCATGGTCTTGGACAACGACGATTATCGCGGCCCGCAGTCTTACGGCGGCAAACAATACACGCCAGCACAGCAATCGAACCTTATCAAGCGCGCAGCCGAGCGCCGGTCTCGTTCGCCCCTGATCTATTATTTGCCTGGCAGCAAGCAGCCCAAACGCTACCCCGATTGGGTTTGGCGGCAGATCCAAGAGAAGCGCGCGCGCCAACTCAACGAGCGCCTCGGCGCGCGCGGGCTGGCTGCCAAAATGTGGCTGCACATTTCCGACCAGTTGCGCCTCAACGTGCAAGCCCCGGGCTACGTCCGCTCGGCCAAGCATCACAAGCGCGGTGATTTGAGCGGCATGGTGCAAACCGTCGAATCCGGCAAAGGCGCCGCATACGGGATCGGCTTCGTCAATGGCCTGACCAAGACCAACCCGCACGCCCGCGCCGGATTAGCTTTCCGCAAAGCCCTCAACGCCCGCGCCAACTATTTCCAAAAGTCAGTGCAACTTGCCGCCAAAGGCGTCATCGCCAGTGTCTTCGACCGCTATCCCAACCTCGGTCGGTATTCTTGACACCCTCTTTTAGCCGTGGATTCCTCCATTCGGTTCAACGTCTCGGCTGATACCGCGCAATTCCAGAGCGGAATGCGCCAGGTCGATGCTGCGGCCCAATCCACCGCGGCAGGCATCAAACAAGCCTTCTCCGGCGTAGGAAGCCTGCTGGCCGGCGGCGCTGTCGTGGGAGCCATGACCGGACTACTGAAAAGGATGGATGACATCTCCGACGGCGCGCGGCGCATCGGCATCAGCGCCGAGGAATTTCAGAAAATAGGCAACGCCGCCGCATTGGTGGGCACCAGCGTGGAGGCCGTCAACAAAGCCATGATCCGTGCCGGCGTGGCGGCCAACAAAGCCGCCCGCGAAGGCGGCGATATGGCCGAAGCCTTTGCCCGGGCCAGCCTCGATCCTGCAAAATTTGCCGCCGCAGGATTGGAAGAGCGGATCAAAATGGTGGCCGAGGCACAACGCGCGGCCAATGGCGATGCCAGGCAAATGTCCGAACTGTTCGAGGCCATCGGCGTCAAAGCGGCAGGCATTGATTTTTCAGCTTTGGCCGAAGAAATGGGCAACGTGAACGCGGCGTCCAGCGAAACTGTTGAGGCTTTGGCTCGCGCCAACGACGAATTAGATAAGGCCAAACAAAGCGCCACCATCTTCGGCGCAACCTTGCTCAAGGCTCTCGTCATCGACCCGGCGGAACGACTTGGCAGTTTCTTGGGCGGCGCCGGCTTCAAAACGATCAAAGAACTCGAAGAGATCGAACTCCGCGCCCAAGCCATCGCCCAACTAACACGCGAAGGCTTGCTCGGCGGCAACGATGCCGAAGCCGCCCGCCTCATCGCCGAGCGCATGGAGGAAATCCAAAACAAGCTCAAGGGCAACAAGAACATTGCCGCCGCGATGAACGAGGATCTGGGCACCGCCAACAACCTGGAGAAAGAAAAAACCTCCCAGCTTGAGCGCCAGCAACGCCTCCTTGAGCAACAAGAAGCCAAGCGCAAAGAGGCCATCAAAGACGCCCAGTTCGAGGTCGACTTGATCGAGGCCAAACTCCGTGGCGACAAAGCCCGCGTCGCCGCCCTCGAGGAGCAACGCGACTTTGAGCGCGCCCTGGATCAAACCGGCAGCTTCGAGACCGCCGCCAACCTCGCCGCCACCAAAGCCGCCGAACGCGCAGCCCAAGGCGCCGAATCTTCTGCCGCATCGAGCGGAGGTAGCCGCATGGCCCCGCCCGCGCCGAAAACCGCCAAAGACTACGAGACGGAAATGCGCGCCGCCGCCGCCGCCGCCCGCTTCAGTGAACGCGCCAGCAGCCTGCAAGAACGCGGCTTTTACCAAGCCGCGGGGCAGGCCATGCAGCGCGCCGACAGGGCCGCGCAAGACGTGCGCGACAGGGCCGACATTTCCAAATTCCTCAAAGAGCAATACGACGCGGGGAACATGGGCGAAGCCTACGAGAAATATCGCCGCATGACCGGCATAGACCGCGACAGCCGCAAAGAATTTGAAAAGCGCACCAGAGAAAAGGCGCTCACCGACAGCGAGCGGCGAGCAAAAGACGAAGAGCGGCGAAGCGGGGAGCAGCCCGCGAGTCGCGGCGGAGGGGCTGGCAATGACAAAGGCCTGGCTACCGAAGGCACCCTCAAGCAAATACTCAACAAAATCCAAGAGCGCCCGATCCTTGTCGCATGACCTCTGAAATCTCCAATTTGAAATCTTAAATCGCCCCCCATGCCTGCTACCGTCCAATACAAATCGGGGTATCCCTCCACGAGCCGCGCGTTTGAGACCTCGGCCAACATTGCCAGTGACGGGCTGGTTACGGGCGCGGCGTCTTTTCTCGTGCCCGATTCGAGTTATGGCGTCTTTGCAGTCAATTCCGCCTTCAACCAATCGCTCATTCCATCTCTAGGGGGGGCTAGGCTGTCCGGCCTTTTTGTTGAGTCTCGTTCCGTTGAAAAACGTGGAGGACTTTGGATTGTTCGAGTCAACGTGGTCGGCGCCGTCAACCCCCCGGTGGTTGAGCGCAAGGTCGACGTTTCGCCTCGCAGCTTGAACAAGTCCGAACAACGCTTGGTCAACGGGGAAAACCTAACCCTGTCTTTTTCTTTCGACTATTCCTCGGAAACCACCTCGGCCAGCACGGTCATTGCGCGCGGGCAGAATTTCACTTTTGCCGCCACGACGCCCAAAGTTGTAAACATCTGGAACAGAAGCGGCGCGGGGGTCATTAGTCGAAGCGGTGTTGCCGGGCAAGAAGAGGGACAAGCAACCACTGAAGTAGGTTTTGTAAACAGACAAACCGTCATTGCCGTTTACCCCAGGGCTCTTTTGAACGAAACGCGCGAAGAGCGGGCGGGCATCGTGCGAATCAACAAAACCGCCCAATTCATTTACGAGTAAATGCTCCGCAAATTCCGCGACCAGCTTTCCGGCCCTGGCGGCGACGGCGCGACCAAAGCGCCTCCCTTTGTCATCCGCGCCAGCGACCTGGACAAAAACTTCGGCCTTTGCTACCCGCTGCCCGTCGAGGGCAACAACGCCGCCTACATCATCGAGCGACCCTCGGAAGACGGCTTCCGCTTGGTCGGAAATAAAATCTTCGACGTGTGCGAAAACGGCCAGCCCGCGAAATACCGCTTTTTTGCCCAGCGCCTTCCTGACGCATAAGTTTTTGACACCAACGGGAGGGCGTGGAAGCCCGGAAGTTCTACCTCGACACCCAACGGCGCGCTTTTGTCTCGTCGCCTGGCTCGACCCTCGACGCCTCGACGCCTCTGTTTTTTGACGAGGACGTTGAGGCCGTTGAGTTGTTTTTCCTCCGCCCCACCGGCGACCTGAACACGCCCTACGAGTTCCTCGACTACTCCGCCAACACCGTCAAATTTGCCATCGGCACCACCACACCCGCCGCCTTGCAGGCTTCGTGGACGGCCCTCCCCACCACCGTAACCGTTGCCGTCACTTCTTTGGTTACAGGCGGAAGCGGCACGGACGAACAGCAGCGCATCACCTTCAGCCAACCGCCGGCCACGGGCGGATTCGCCCTGCAACTGCCCAGCCGCAACGTCACCGTCTCCTCCGTCTCGGCCAATGTCTTCACCGCCGCTGACCACGGACTTTATTCCGGCCAATCCGTCAGCCTCACCGCCTTCAGCCTCACCGCTTCTTCGGTCGCCAACGGCTCCAGCTACTTCGTTATTCGCAACAGCAAGGACGCCTTCTCGCTGGCCTCTACCGCAGACAGCACCACAGCCCTGACCGCCTCGGTCACGTCAGGCGGCGGCACCGTCTCGCTTCCTGCCGTCACCACGGGCCAACTGCGGCACAGCCCCACGCCCCTTGACGTTCAAGCGGCCCTGGTCGCCGCCGGGCTAAGTATCAACGGCGCCCCGCAAATTCTCGTCACCGGATCGGTCGGCGAGGAATACGTCCTGACCTTCGCCAACGGCTCGGCCAACCGCGACTACGCCAACGTGTCCATCGTCGGCTCCACCCTGCTCGCCGCCGCCGGGCTGCAAGCCAACGTCAATTTTGCCACCAACGAAATCGCCGCCCTGGTTGCCTCTGGCACCACGACCGCCAAGCTAGAAATCGAAGTCAGCGGCAACGGCAAGCGCCAAACCTACCAGACCTCCTGCACCCTCTCAGCCGATATCGTCAGCAGCGCCAGCCCCACGCCAATCCCCGTCGGGTCTTCCGGCTACAACATGATCTCGGGCAATGGCGACGTTTACGCCATTACCATCGACAACAACGGCGTCCTGACCGCCACCAAGCAATAACATGAAACACCTTTTCCTCACCCTCCTCCTCGCCACCCTCTGCGCGGCCACCAGCTACGGGCAGACGATCAAATCGCTCGGCTACAATACGACGAATGGCCAAGTGATCGCGGCGACCAATGTGGTGTGGACAAATGCGTTTAACTTTTCAACCAACACGGTTGCCGCGCAGGTGCGGACAAATTTGGGACTCGGCGCGACATGGCTCACCAACACCAATGTCACGAATTTTAGAACGGACATTGGTCTTGGTACAAACGATCAGGCTCAATTTCAATCAATTTTACTTGGGGTAGGTGGAACCATTTCTGCTCCAACAGGCGGTTCTATTAGTCTAGGGTCTTGCACATTCCCCACCATAAATGTTGGATCGTTTGGGCAACTCTCTACAGCCTTTAATGGAACAAATTATTTTATGCGTGTTCGCGGCCCGAACTCTAATGTGATTGAAGCATTTGATGCTGTGGTGAATTTTTTAGCTCCAATAAGTTTTAACGATCCTTATGCAGCGCAAACCCGCACCAACCTCGGACTCCCCCTTGCAGCCCTCACCAACACCAGCAACGTCACGGCAATGCGGGCGCTGTCGGGCTCGACCGACACGAACCACCCGTTCTCTGGATCGGTGTCGGTAGTCGGAACCAACAACACCAACACGCTCGTTTTCTCAAACGGCATTTTGCAAGCGGTGCAATGATCCACGAGCTTTCAGATTTCTTGACCCGCCCTGCGGTGGCCGTGGCATCCTCACTCGGTAGCGTGATCGTTTCGCTGCTTCCGCATTTAGAGACGGGCATGAGGCTTGGGACGCTTGGATGCGGTTTGGCAATCGCCGTGTTAGCACTTGGCAAAGCGTGGAGGGACAGGAACAAATGAGCGAACTTTACGGCAAGTGCCCCGCGCAAGTTGATCTCTGTTTGCCGCAGGGCCAGACCTGGGACACAACCCTGCTCTGGGAAGCAGACGGCGAGCCCGTGAACCTAACGGGCTGGACGGCGCGCATGATGCTTCGCGCCACGGCAGAAGCGGCATCGCCCACCGTTTCGCTCTCTACCGCGACCAGCACAATGACCGCCGCCAGCAACGGCGTGATCGGATTGTCTTATTCGGCCATCTCGTCTGCCACGATCACAGCAGCAACCTACCTTTACGATCTGGAAGTGGTCAACCCATCCGGCGCTGTCCGCAGGCTGATGGAGGGCCGCGCCGTGGTGAGCCGCGAAATCACCCGCTAACGTCATGGGCGAAACGATTACCATACGCACAGGCGCGGCGACCGAAGTCATTAAGGTCATCGAGCAAGGCCCACAAGGCCCGCAAGGCGCAACGGGCAGCGGTCTGGGCACGCTCACCACCCAAGGCGACACTCTCTATCAAGGCGCTTCATCCGCACAACGCCTGCCCATCGGCACGGCAGGCCAAATTCTAAAGGTCAACAGCGGCGGCACGGCCCCCGAATGGGGCGCAGCCCCGGCGAGCGGTGTGTCCAGCGTGAATGGGGAAACGGGCGCGGTGACGCTGGACGCGGCGGATGTTAACGCGATTGCCTTTCCAAACATTTCATCGCCGTCTATCTCTGGCGACACGGTTCTCACGGCATCGCGCAACCAACTGCGCTATCTCACGGCCACGGGCGGAACTGTTGCAAATATAACGCTGCCCTACAGCGGAAACCAAAACGGTGACATCTGCACATTAGTCGCGGCTTTCGTGGGAGGTTCGTCGGTCGGTCAATTTACCATACGGGCAGCAGGACAAATGGCGGGAGGCTCGCCATTAGGATACAGCACACTTGCTATGCTGCTCTCAAGCGGCGAATCCGTTTCGCTAGTGTCCGATGGTTCAAACGGTTTCGGCGGATGGAGCATTGTTGCGGTGGGAGGCAATTTCCCCGCCACAAGCAATGCCGTGCAAGAATACGATGTTACAGGCGTCTTGCTTCCCAACGGCGACAACGGCAGCGGCGTCCAGCTAACCCGCAACACGACCACACCGCAAGCACCAGACGGAAGCGACCGCACCTTTAACGCTGAACAGCTTATCTATCGTCGCGTAAGCGGAACCGCACAGCGTCTTGACACCTATCTTGGCGTGAAACTGGAGTGGCAACCAGTGGCCCCGACAACACCGACAACATCAGGAAGCACAGGCCAAATCGCCTATGCCGATCCTTATTTCTACATCTGTGTCGGCGTCAATAATTGGAAGCGCGTTCCTGTCGCAGCGTGGTAAAATAATATGGCACTCAACGACATCAAGGTTCCCAAGGAAAACGCACAAGGCACGTTCAATGAAATTGCTTTGGCTGCGTCCGACCTCAAACTCGGCACCACCGCCAACCTCCCGCTCAAAACAGGCACCAACGGCGTAGTCGAGGCGGGGGCTTTCGGCACGGCGGCAGGGAGCTTTTGCGCTGGCGACGATGCGCGGTTGAGCGATGCGAGGACACCGAGCAGCACCCTTGCGCACAAATCGTCCCACGCCACGAGCGGCACGGATGCGTTGGCTCCGAGTGATATTGGGGCCATATTTCAATGGTCGGTCTTTGAAGAAGCAATTTCGGCGTCACCTACAACTTTGGCAACTGGTCGCGCCCGCCGCATAACGATTTCGACAACACTAAGCACCGA